TACTTGGTCGCATCTTCGGGTGCGTCGCCCTCCCAAAGGATGTCGTAGGCGATGAACTTATCCAAGACCCCAAGGGAAACCGCAGCGGTCGTGCCTGTGCATAGAGCCAGCACCTTGTCAGCGTCGGCCTGCTTGGGGAATGCGTACTTGCGGAAGGCAGCCATCGTTACAGGGTTGACAATGCGATGAGTTCAGCGTTGCTTAGGCGAGAGGTGTAGATTGCAGCGGAGCGGATTCGGGAATTAATTTGCCCTGTTGTTGCTGTGTCTTCAATTTTGCCTAGATTAACAGTATTTAATGATGCAGGATATGTGGCAGATGTTCCCGAAACTACCGCAGCACCATTTAAACTTGCAGTTAATGTTCCGCTTACACCATTTTGAATGTAACCAAATGCAGCCTTGTTGTAGCCAGCCACAGGCGTTCCAATGTTTATGTTTTGGGCATTAATTTGAGCAAATACGGAGCCAGCAGCAAAAATAAGCATAACCCTATTTGCTTGACTGCCATCGCTTAATGCTAAAATTCTCCTTGTACTTGTATCAGTCCTATATTCAAACTCCGTGTAAATCGTCCCCTCGGTCTGCCCGATGCAACCGCTGACTGCGCCTGATAGGGTTACCACGTCTGCGTTGCGGGTTACCGCTGCGGTGGTTGTGGGGATGTAGGAGGTTGCGATGGAGCCTGCCTCAATTTGCGCTCCCCAAGCGTAGGCCGTGAGGTTGAGTGCGCCTGATGCGGGCCAATTAATATCGTTGTTTGCTTCGGCAAGGCTAAAGAATACATTGCCACTAAGGTCGCCCGCTGCGATTGTATAGGGGGCGGATATTATCCGATACCACCCATTTCCATAGTTTTGGATGGTTGCGCCCGATGTTAAAGCCGTTCCGCTTGCAAGGCTGAAATAAGACGTTGCCGTGCCGCTTGCTCCTGCAAAGTTTATAAATTGTAAAGCACAAAAATTAATCGGATTCGTAGCACCCGCCTTGACAAACAAACTTGCAGTATAAACGCCTGATGCGCTTGTAGTTGGGCTAAATCCAGTATAATAAGCATACTGAGTGCTACCTGATGCCGCACCACCAACGTACTTGGTTATAGATGCACTGGTTCCATCGGGTGCAAGAAAGTCCGTGCTGCCCGTTGTAATAGTTAAGCCTCCCGATACAGCAGGCGTATCAACTCCACGAAGATATTGCACATTAGGTGCCCCATTCTGCGCACTCGGCTCCACAAGCAACGCAGGGCAACCAGCAGTCCCACCGCTGGTGTAGTAATCCAAGCGAGGCACACCCGAAGCCACGGACTCAATCAAGCCAGCCGAATTGAATCGGGTCGCAGTAGTTGCACGGGTAACGTTGAAGTCCCCCGATGAACCGAGAACAACCCCAGCCGAAGTCGTAGCGATTTGAGTGTAGAGTTTCCCCGTCTTAAATCGGGCAGGGACGATAAGGAGTGATGGGCTTGCAGGCATTGCTAAGCGTTTAAGAGATTATACATTCGGACTTCGAGGCAGTTAATGAAGCGAACCTCCGCAGCGTTAGCCGAGTCGGTATTCGCCCGTTGCATAAACGGCTGCCAAGAGTTGGAATAAAAGACGAAGAAAGCGTAGGATTGGAAGGAGTTAAGGAATCGGGTTTGGAGGCATCCATTGACCGCAGCCTCGGCAGGCAAAGCCCCGTCAGCGTCTGCACGTTGGTTGAATGCAAGCCAAAATGGATTGCCACCGCCAAGCAGTTGGTTGGTTGGATAGCCGTAGCCGTAACCTATCAGCATTGCTTACAGGAATGTAAATCCGATAACCGAACCGACGCTTGGAGTAACGGCCGTAATCTTACCACCGTTGCGTCCTGAAATCACGATGCCAGCGGAAAGGGACTTGCCACTAAAGTTGTAAGCACTTAGAAGGTTCTCGCTTCCAGTTCCTGTTAAAGTTGTGAATGTGGCTGCGGTGTTGACTATCAAGAAGTCGTAGTTTTTGCCGGTAACGGTTCCGTCAACGAACTCCATCGTACCGCCCTGACCGAGCATTTGTTGCAATATGGGTGTAGGCATTTTTTAGCGTTTAATTGTAAATGTAGATTAGACCGGAATTTCACAAACCGAGTGAGAGTACGGAATCTCAAAGGTCATCGTCGCCTGCCACCCTGCGGTTCGGTCATCCCGGCTCTCTACGAACCTCGTAAGGCTGACGCTGGATGAGAGGGTCCAGTCCTCGCTTGGGTCGTTTGTAAGGGCTGAAATAAAGTCCTGTGCGATTTGTAACTGGTCGCTTAGGACCTCATCCTCGTTGTCCTGCCAACCCAGCGTAGGGCTGCCCGAAACCACTCCGCCCATCGGCTTAATGGATTCAACACGGTCAGAAAAGTAAACCCCAACCACCAAGTCCAAAGTACCAGCGTCAGTACTTGCAGACTGCACGTCCGCAAACACGAGCGGATACACGATGCGTTCACGGCTTGGAGTTCGAAGGTTGATGGTGTTGTCCGTTCCTATCGCCAACGGGTCCCCTGTTCCGAACGAGTTTACTTGCGGATGGTTGTTGGCAAGGTCCAGCAGGGCTTGCTTGATTTTTATCCAAGACATAGTTTTGCAGCTTCAGTATGTTTTTTTTATGCGCTCCCATCGTTAGCAGTCATTACACGCCCCGAATTGTCCGTAGGGGTAGGGGTAGTCCAAATTGCTGATTCCCATTCGCCTGTTGCGGTCCAAGACCATCCCGGTGCGGTAGTTCGTAGCGTTCGGGTAGATGGTATCCAAAGCAGACGGAGGCGAGTTCCACAATGGATAGGAGTTGCGGTTCTCCATCAAGTACCGAGTAATCCGCTCGGAGTACCACTCGGCATCGTTCTTGACCTTATCGGTTAGCCGGGTAATCTCTTCCATGCTCATTTGGGAGGATTCTTCGCTTGTTCTACGGACCATCCCTTTGTTCATGTATTTAAAAGCCAACACCATGGGCAACTCGTAGTAGAGCCATTGAATCATTGCCGGCTGAATGTAGTCCTCCAAGAGCGTTTGGTTCAGGGCAGACGTTGAACCGCTGACCACTTGGCTGACCAATTCCCCGTACAACGGAGAGCCAACAATCGGCTGAATCCGCATCTCTTGGACCTTGACCACGGTGGGGCGTATCTGCGTGTAACTGACGTTCTCGTTGATTATCGAGTTGTCGAGCAGCGTCGATTCGCTTATGAATAGTGCCTTCATGCCTTCGTGATTTTATTGCCTTTACGGATTACCAACTGCTGCTCCCATACGTGCCTGCATTGGGGGCGATTCACTCCGCTCGGTGTGTGATACCAACCGCCTCTGCGATTCCAAACGGAGTAGCCCATGATTGCAGAAATCCCGTCGATGTCCTCACGTGTGTAAACCTTGCCTTGCCCGGCTAAGTCCAGCATGACCTTGCAGAACTCACGGCTGGAACCTTTGTCCTTGTTGCTGAAACCTGTCGCCCATGCGTATTTGTAGCGGACTTCCAAGACTGGCTCTGCGACTTCCTTCACGCCCTTGGGCAGGTTCTGCTCAGCAATCTTGTCCACGGCCCTGCTGATTGGGTAGCGGTCCTTGGTTATCAAGTAGGCGACACGTTTGGCGACCTTGGCCTTGCTGACCCCGAACTCCTTTGCCATTTCTTCAACGCTGGCATCCCGGTTCTTTTTGCGGTAGGCCTCAATCTTGAGGTCCAATTCTTTTTCTTCCTCGCCCAGTTCGGCAAAGGCCTGTCGCACTTGGTCGTCTAAATCGGTGTCGAACCGCATCGGCTTGGAGTGCATGACGTGGTAGTCGTCTGCATGGCAGCCGAACTTGCTTGCAACGACCTCCAAGACCTTGAACTCTTCATCGCCCCAGCCATAGTCCTCGTCATCCTCTTCGCCCCAAGTCGGTTCGCTGAACTCTTGGGACTGAACGCCCAGCATCGTGTCAATTTCTTGGGATGACAAACCGAAGCCCGCTGATAGCATAGTCCGAGCCATCTCCAGCGTGATTTTGTCCTGCATATACTGCCTGACAATACGCATCAGGTTTTGGTACTCCCTGCCCGATAGTTTCTTGATGTTGTCGTTCGATGCCAAGCCTTGCGGTGCAGTAGGTTCAGGGCTGACCTCTACGGCTGCCGTTTCCCCAGCAAGACCCGAACCCTCTGCCTTTGCAGGCAAGGACACCAAGGCCCTGATTTCGTTTGCTGACATAGATTCCAAGACCTTGTTGGCAACCAACGGAGAGAGTGAATTGATAGCCGTGATAACGTCTTGGACGCTTGATTCGGTCTTTATTTCAATCGGTGGCAATCCTGCTTTTTCTCGCAGTTCTGCTGGGGTCATGGCTTGAAGGAGTGCCTGTTCGCTCAACTGCTCCGTGATGGGGTTGGTAGGAATCAACTCCATACCTTCCACACCGTTGAAAGACCCCAAGTAGTTTATCATTCTTTCGACTTTCTGCACCCGGTCGTTGACGTAGGTGGCCTTGAATAGTTCGTAGGCCTCGACTAATTCAGTCCTTCCTCCGAGTTGGCCCTCGGTTTTGACACCGAATAACGCTGGATT